ACAGGGTATGGGTTTGATTGACCCTAATTCCACAGGATTTCAGGTAAAAACTTCAGGTTCTTTTATCAACGGATCAGGTAACACAATAATTTACATGGCAATACGCAGAGGCCCACTAGCTGTACCTGAAAGTGCAAGTGATGTGTTTGCTATTGATACGCAGGGATCAACAGGAGATGGTGCTGAACCGTCTTATCGTACAACTTTCCCTGTTGATATGGTTATTCAGAAATCGACAGCAGGGGGTGGAAGTACTTTAGCGACTAGGCTTACTGGTACAAAAAAATTAGTTCCAGAAAGTACAGCAGCAGAGGCAAACTACACAACTGGTTATTTTGACTATATGAATGGTTGGAGAGAGACTACTGGCACCTATGCGCCTAACTATGGATACATGTGGAAACGTGCACCAGGTTATTTTGACATTGTTTGCTACACTGGGAACGGTGGTGGCAGTACAAACATTACGCATAACCTTGGATCAGCCCCAGGAATGTTATGGTTAAAAAGACGAGATGGCAGTTCACCTTACGGTGATTGGTTTGTGCAACACACAGGGATAGGTGCAAATCAATATATAAATTTGAATACTAATGCTGCAAAAACAAACTCACCTGATGCGTGGAACAGCACATACGCATCTGATAATGTCTTTAGAGTAGGGCCAGATAACAACGTTAATAATTTTAAGTATATTGTTTATTTATTTGGAACTGTAGCAGGTATTTCAAAAGTTGGCTCAGTAACACACTCAGGTACAACAAATGTGGACTGTGGCTTTGCAGCAGGTAGCCGTTTTGTGCTTCTAAAGCGCACTGACGCAAGTGGAGGTTGGTATATCTGGGATAGCGTAAGAGGTATTGTGTCAGGAAATGATCCATATTTACTGCTAAACACAACAGCAGCAGAAGTGACAAACACTGACTACATTGACCCTCTATCTTCAGGCTTTACGATTACCAGTAGCTTAACTGCAGGTGATTACATCTTCTACGCAGTAGCATAACATCTTGACAAATAAGGATTTATGAGTTAAACTATGAGTGACATCAAGCTTACCCCAGAAGAGATAGAGACAATGCTAGACAACGCAGCTAGGCGTGGTGCTAAAGAGGCACTACGTTCTATTGGGTTACTTGATAATGATGCACAAAAAGATATACTAGAGATGCGTAACTTAATAGAAGCATGGCGTGACACGCGCAGATCAATATGGTCAACATTAGTAAAAGTATCTACCGTTGGAGTCCTGACATTTATTGCAGGTGCGGTATGGATGACAATGGGTAAATAAGGAATATAGTATGGCAACTACAGAAGCAATTCAAGCACTAGCAGATTTAGTATATGCATCACAAACAACAGGTGTTAGCTCAGATGCTATGGCTGCTGCTGCGGCTGCGGCTGGTCTTGATGCTACAGATCCTAGTGATGTAATTATGCAATCACAAGCTTTGGTACAAGAATATGGATACAAACCTGGTGCAGCTTCAGGTTTCTATGAAAACTCCACTTTAAATACTTCACCACTAGATGCAGGTTTAAACGCTCACTACACCGCTAGTCAGACTGCTATAAATGAATATGGTTATTTAGAAAGTACTGATGCAAACATAGATAAATATGCAGGAAAGATTGATCCTGCAACAGGTGAGCCTTATAAGTTCATGGTTAATGATAATGTTGCAAATGCTCAATTCATAGAAGACTATATGAATCAAAATAATATAGAGACTACAGTAGCATCTACAGTTAGTTCAATGCCATCATGGAGTGCTTCGGCTCCAGAAAAGTATACACAAGAATATGATTCACAAACTGGTGGATCTTTTGATCTGGACAACGCATTACAGTGGGCAGACTTAGGTAAGAAAAAGTTAAAAAATATAGTAGACAACACAGGTGCTGGTCCAGTATCCACTACTGCAGGTGCAGCTATAATGCCAGGATATGCAGGTGTAACACCCCCTGCAGGAGGTTATCAACCAGCCTCGCCTAATATCCCAGAATACTATTCAAGCTATACACCACCAGCAGGACCAGCAATTATAAATCCAACTTCAGGTACGCAAGCTATGAATGTACCTGGTTACCAAAACTTATTTACAAATCAAGTAGGTCAGTTTGTTGATAGTGCGACTGCACAACAATCTTACTACCAACCTCAAACGATGGCTGAACAAATTCAACAGGGAGGTACAGCACCAGGACAGATTGAGACACGTCTATTTCGTAATGCCCAAGGTATGTCAATGTATATTACCTTTATAGGAGGAGTGCCACAGCAGTATATACCACCAGGATATAAACAAGTAGATAATCCTGCTGCACCAACGCAAGCTGCACCAATAGCTCAAGCCCCCTCTACTTTACCTGCTGGTATAGGTCAAACCACTGTTAATGCTGCAGAGGGCGGTACAATTATAGGATATGCACCTGGTGGCACAGTGCCTAGAAATGCTACAATAGGAGGACAACCACACAGTCTTGCTTATATTAATCCTGATGAAGCAAGGTTACTTAGGCAAGTAGGCGGTTCAGGTGATCCTTCTTATGGTGGGATTCCTGCTTATGATAATGCAGATGATGATAATGCAGAGCAGCCTATTCTAAACCCTACTCAATCCACACCACAAACTGTAGGAACTCCTAGTGGATATAACCCACAGGTGGCAGATGCACTAGTAGCTGGGCAACAAAACATGCTACTAAATGCTTATCTTAATCAAGCTGGAAACGTAGCAGCAGCCCCTGTAGTTACATTACAACCAGAGGCAGTTCCAGGTAGTGTTATAGAATCTACTGCAGGTAGAGCTATGCCTATAGCACCTGTAGTAACTGCACCTGCACAAGTAGGTCAAGTGTTACAATCTACTCCAGTAAGTGCAACAACTGCACCTGCAGGTTCTATGACAGCACAGACTGCTATAGGAGATGTAAGAGCAGAGACTGCTAAACTAACAGGTGTAACAGGTGCTCCTACAGACACTATAACTGCACAGCAACAAACTGGATCATCCCTTGATGCAATTAAAGCTGCACAAGGTAACGCTATAAAAATAAATGGACCTGCAGGAAGACAGATACAAACTGATCCTGTTACAGGTGCAAGTGAAATAATATCTGGTGCTGCTAATGCCCATACTGCTGCTGTATTTTCTGAAGCAATACAACACGCAGAAGCTACACCAAGTAGACAGGCAACAGTTGCAGGTCAGCTAGAAACATTGATGGCTGACTTTGAGGGTGGTGAGACACCTGCTTGGGCTGCTGGATCTATGCGTACCGCAATGGCTACACTCTCTGCTCGTGGTTTAGGTGCGTCTAGTCTAGCAGGTCAAGCTGTCATACAAGCTGCAATGGAATCTGCATTACCTATAGCTCAGATGGATGCACAGGTACAGGCTCAGTTTGAAGGTCAGAACCTGTCTAACAGACAACAACGTGCTATGCTTGCTGCACAGCAACGTGCTACATTTATAGGACAAGAGTTTGATCAAGCATTCCAAGCTCGTGTGCAAAACGCAGCAAAGATTGCAGATATAGCTAATATGAACTTCACTGCTGATCAACAGATAGCTCTAGAAGATTCTCGTGCTGCAAACACTATGGAGTTAGGTAACCTATCTAATAGTCAAGCTGTAGTTATGGCACAGGCTGCTGCATTAGCTAACATAGATATGTCTAACTTAAACAACAGGCAACAGGCTGAAGTACAGAACGCACAGAACTTCTTACAGATGGACATGTCTAATCTGGCTAACCAACAACAAGCTGCTATGTTTAAGTCTCAACAGAATGTACAAGCTTTGTTTACAGACCAAGCTGCTGAGAATGCTGCAGAGCAATTTAATGCTACAAGTGAAAACCAAACACAGCAATTCTTTAATAACTTAGCTTCTCAAACAAATCAATTCAACGCCTCTCAATCCAACGCTATGCAACAATTTAACGTAGATCAAGCTAACACTTTATTAGAGTTTAACGCTGATCTACAGTCTGCTCGTGAAATGTTTAATGCACAGAACTATTTAACTGTAGCGCAAGCTAACGCTCAATGGAGACAGTCTGTTCAAACTATGAACACAGCAGCAATAAACGCTTCTAATATGGATTATGCTAAACAAGTAAATAACTTATCTCAAGCTGCACTAGATCAGATCTGGATGCGTGACAGAGATATTATGGACTATGCGTGGCGTTCTTCAGAAAGTGCTATTGACAGACAAAAAAGTATTTTAATTGCTGAGATGCAAGCTCAAGCTCAGGTTGATCAAGCTAAAGGTAGTGCCTTTGGTAAACTATTTAGTTTAGCTGGTAACTATTTAATGGCATATGCATTTCCAAACGAAGCGAAAATACTAGCAGGAACAGGAACATAATATGTTTAGTCAGATGAATAACAAAAGTACTTTAACCCCAGAAGAACTAGTACGATTCTTTATGTCTAAAGAAAAAAGAGCAGACCTAAATAAAACTGACTCTGCTGATAACACTCCTAATGGCTTAATGCAAGAAGATATAACTGTAGAGCCACTAGAGGAAGAAGAGAATGAGGATACTTTTGATTTCCTTAAGAGAATGCTAGTGCGTAGTTCTGAAAAAGTAACTGAGTCTAAGGAAGAGTTAGGTGAGCAGCTTGCAGTTATAAAAGAAAAAGGGGAGGAGGTTATAAATAACATAAAGAATACTCAACTAAAGTCTAAGCCTAATCCTTTTATAGGTGGTCCTCTTTCTCCAATGTTAACTGAAGCAGGTGTAGAACAAGAAGTAGAAAAGTTTGTTGACCCAATGCTAAGAGATCCCGATCTACTTGAGATACCAACTGAAACATTTGATGAAACAGATAAGCAAACAGAGGAGGCGCTTACAGATGCAGAGATTGCTGATATTGCTAGTAGTGCTATTGATGATGCTGGGAAAGCCCAAGACAATCAGCCTAACTTAGATGATGTACCTACAGGTGGGCTAGGTAGTCCTCCTAGCAAAGACTTATCTGAATTAGAACCTTTAGGTGAAGGATATGAAGGATACCTTGAAAGATACACAACAGTAGATAATGTAGACTTTGAATTTATAAAAGAGTTAGAAGGCTATAAAACTGATATGTATGTTCCTAAAATTAAAGGTGAGGTATTAGAAAAGTCTGGAGCAACGATTGCGTCTGGATTTGATTTAGGTCAAAGAAATGAAGGTGATTTAGAAGGATTGCCCAAAGCATTAATAGATAAATTAAAGCCTTATTTAGGTAAAAAGAAAAAGGTTGCAGATGATTTTGTAAAGGCTAATCCTTTAACTATAACAGAAAAAGAAGCAGATATAATAAATGCGTTTGCTAAAAAACAAGAACTAGATCGTTTGATAAAGTCTTGGAATAATTCTAGTGATGTTAAGTGGGAGGATTTATCAGAAGCAAAGGCTACAACAGTTGCGTCAGTAGCTTTTCAGTTTGGTAATTTACCAATAAAGACACCTAAATTTTGGGAGTATACAACATCAGGTAATTGGACAGACGCAAGAGACGAGCTTCGTGATTTTTATGAAAAGGATGAAAAAGGCCTAGAGAGGCAGAGGATATATGGCCCACGTAGAAACAAAGAAGCTGCTTATTTAGAACAAGACAACTTATTAGGAACAAAGGCTTACTAATGTTTGGATTACCACTAGAACTAATCACCATGCTTTTCTCCACTGTACTAGGTGGGGTAATGTCTATATGGGGTCAGTCAATAAAGTCTAAGCAAGCACAGAATGACATGCTCATGGAACGTGCTAACTTCAGGAAGTCTGCAGTTAAGGATGCTCGTGACGCAGGTAAGAATGACTCACACTTTGCATGGACACGTAGGTTGATAGCTTTGTCTGCTGTGTTCTCAATAATTGTATTGCCAAAGCTAGTCGCTGTATGGTATCCTGAAGTAAGCGTATACGTAGGATACACTGAGGCTACTGGTGGTTTTATGAGTTGGTTGTTTGGACCAGATGAAGCTATACAGTGGAAGATGGCACAAGGTTTTGTGATCACACCACTAGACACACACATTGTATCAGCCATAGTAGGACTATACTTTGGCGCTGGATTTACTAAATAGGATAATATAAAATGGTTCACCCACTAGAAGCACCAATACCAGGACAGTCCTTAACGTCAGAACCTAAGAACGTTCCTTGGGAATACCCTGCAAGAATAACAGAACCTATGGACGCATTAGAGTTTCATATGAAGCAACTTACAGACGAGAGTACTGTAGATAATATATTAGAAATGTTAGAGATAGGAATACCTGTGTCAGTTGTAGCAAGCTCTATGCTTACAGTAGCTGTCATGGATGGTGAGCATTCTCTAGATGTAAAGCTTATTATAAAACCTTTTGTAGAAGATCATATTAAATCTTTAGCAGAGGTAACAGGCATAGACTACATGATGTCAATGAATGATTTAGACACTAATAGTGAAGCAGAAAGACAACGTAAAGCTAATGTGTTAGAAGCTAAGATTAGAAAATTAACAGAAAAAGTAAAGCCTAACACTATGGATGAGGGCGATAGAATAACAGAACAAGCACAAGAAGAGTTGATGAAAACTGAAGAGCCTGAAGCAGAGGCTATGCCTACTGAGCCAAAAGGTCTTATGTCTAAGGAGAATATGTAATGGCTATTAGAGGTGCATTTGCTGCAGGTTTACTTGATGGTTTTGCTACTGGCTTAACTGAGGGAGTAGAAAAAAGACAAGATAGATTTGATGTACTATTTGATGAATCATTAGACTCAGCTAAAAAATTAGCTCCTAAGTATGCTAAGTCTAAAGCGGAAGCAGATGCTGCTGTAGAAATGATGAATGCGTTTGGTAAAGAGTATAACATTACACCTGAAGAGTTTATATCTATGGCTCAGACATATGATGTCACACAGATATATGCTGCTGTAGCAGAAGCAGAAGCTAAGATGCCAGAGGGTGCAACTCTAGATAAAGCAAAAATACTTGGTCCTCTAAATATACCTAGCAATATAGAGTTACCAGAGGGTATGTCTAAAGAACAAGCTGTACGTAGTATCTTTATGGGTTACGCTAATAATTTAGCAGAAGATCCAACAGATAAGTCTGAAGGTAAGGCAAGTAGTTCTTGGGGTAAAGCATTAGCTAACACATTGATGATCAACCCTCGTAACCAAGCTGATGATATGCTTAACGCAATGTCAGTTATGGGTGTGCCATATAAAGACTTGATGTTGTATCAAGCATCAGCAGGTGAAAGATACAAACCTTTAGCTGGCGTTTCTGGTAAACCTATATACAACATTGAGATTACTGATTATAACGATGCTGATTACGATAGAACAGCGAATAGTTTTAGACAAACTTTCTCACGCACATTTGTAGGTACAGAAGATCTAAGCCTTGCTGATAATGAAACTTTGGATGAAGCCATAGCAGCTATGAATTTAGAAACTAAAGCAGAGTTAAACCCTTCATTGCTTGCTGGTGGTAACACTATGGCAAACATTGAGCTAAGGCTTGCTACAACGTATGGACACGAAAGTTCTAGAGTAAGGAATGCAGCTTTGTATAAGCTAGCGTCCTACATAGAAACTGCTTCAGACTTCAAGGCATTTAAGGAAGCTGAGAAAGATGGTAATGCATCACGTTTAATTAGTGAGTCAATAAATAAACATGGTGTGTTGACTACAGAATACATCAACATGATACTAGGAAACGATGCTGAACTACCTGAAGGTAAAAAAAATGAAGGTGGGTCTAGTGTATCTAATGAGTCTTTAAATATAAGCGGTGAAATGGGTGGTCAAGCTGATCCGTTTGAACAAATATCAGGAACAATACCATCTACATCAGAAGCAAATGATGATCTACTTAATACAGGTGGTGACTCTCAAGTTTCAGAAGTAGATGAAATGATAGATGCTGTAATCGCTAATGAAACAGGTGAAGATAATAGTATAAATCTTGGTACACCTAATGTAAGCGAGGTCACCGAAAGAAGAATAGATAAAGTAGATGCATACAGAGAAGCAGCTTCTAAGATTACGTATGAAGAGTATCAACAGATGAGCCGTAGCGAAGCTAAAGAAGCAGGGCTACCTGCCACAGGATTTGAAAGCTCAGAAGCTTTTGGTTTTTTTCCTAAGAAATACTTTAAAGGTGGTGCAGAGGAGATAGATACAGGTATTGATAAGACTAGCACTGATTCTTCTACTGTGGCTGGTGCAGCCGTAAAAGTAGCTAATGAGTTAGCAGACGAGTTTACTGATATGAGTGTATTTTTAGAGATAGATGATAGAGGTAGGCCAGATGATACTATCTTAAAAGATTGGTTAGATCAAAATAATGTACCAATAAATGAGCAGATGATACGTATGATAAGAACTATGATTAAAGCGAGACAAAAAAATCTAAAAGAAAATCCAGCGAGTGAACTAGATGAGTAATTATTATACACCTGAAAAGATGCAAGATAAAAAGCTATCTGATTTAACAAAAGATAGAGCTTTTCTTTCAGATGCAATTACCTTTCTTAAAAGTGAGAGGAAGGGTTACACTGATGAAGAGATAAAAAAGAAATCAGCTAGTGATGTTACATATGATATACTAGAGCATTTTCGTATAATGAATACTAACGAAGTAAGCATGGGTAGAGATTACTTTTTTGTAAGCGATGACAACGTAAAGGAAACAGATAAGCAATCTTACGCAAGACTATACTCAGCTTTTGAGAATGCTAAAGGCGAGGGTCTGTTAGATAATAGGGGTGCTAAGATATTTGATTACGTGGAAGGTGTTGCTACAGCGCCATCTACTTTTGCTTCTGTTGCAGCCCTGCCTCTGACTGCTGGAACTGGTACTGCTGCTATACAAGCTACTAAAGCTGGTACACTAGAGGGATTAAAAGCTATAACGAAAAATCTTATCAAGCGAGGTGTCATGGCATCTACCCTTGAGGGATCTGTTGCTGCATCAGCACAGCTAGGCGAAGAGATAATTAAACAAAAAGCTAAGAAGACTATTGGTGAAGACTACAAAGTAAGCAAAGGTAACATAGCTTTAGCAGGTGCTACAGGTTTAACATTAGGTGCAGCAGGTTATGCAATACCAGCCAGGCAACAATACAAAGGTGCGAAGAGACTTCTAGATACTGTACAAGCAGGGGATGCAGCTAAGACTGCAAGACATGCTGCTTCCGCACAAAGAGCAGTAGATGATCTACAGAGACATGCCTCAACAGCAGAGGGCAGACGCTACATACGCTTCACTAAAAACAAACTACTAGCAGCTATTGATCCTAAGCTTGTTGAAGAAGGTATGTCAGCTAAGATAAACATACTTAGTAAAGACTTGCCCGATGGTCTTATTGGTGGGCTAGATAGACAAACTATACAAAGACTAGGTGCTGCAGCAGTTGAGCTAACACGTACTATAAAGTCTTACAACCCAGCATTTAAACCTGAGAAAGGTATGAGGGTTACAGAGTTTCTTGCCAACGCAATTGATCAAGGCTTTGGTGTAGATATGTTTGATAGTATAGCTGGAAAGTATGGGTTGTCACGCAGACAACTAGCGGCTGTGTTTGCTGCAGAATATTCTGAGGCTGCTCGTACCCTTGTATCAGCTAAACAATTTAAGACTTCTGCAGGACAAGTTGTTACTGGCAAAGAAGCGGTAGAAGCAGCAGGTAAGTTTAGAGATAAGCTAGATGAATTGTATGACATGGGTATGTCCACAGTTTCAGGTAGAGATGCTCAAGAGCTAAAAGATGCACAGATGCAGATTGGTGCAACCCGAAAAGTATTCAGATTCTTAAAGAACATTGAGGATACACGTAGGGCTTTTATGACTTCTCAACCTGCTACCACTATGCGTAACAATATCTTTGGTGTTGCTATGGCAGGTATTGATGTACTGGATCAGTTTAATCTGTACGCTATACAAAAAGTTACAGGTAAAGGTAACGCTGCTGCAACACGAGAAGGTGCTACAGACATATTAAAGTACTTAACTAAAGATCAGTATGTAGCTGACGCACTTGTGTACTCCCTAAAAGAGGACGCACCAGAGCTTATGAAGAGAGCATTCTATGAGGCTGCTCAAGCAGAGGCTGGTACTATTAGAGATACTAAGTTAGCGAAGCTAGGCACAGCAGTAAACACACTTAACACAATGTCGGATCACGTATTTAAGAAAGCTGTAGTTGCAGGTACTGTTGATCGTGAATTAAAGAAGCAAGGATCTAGTTTATATAAGTATCTTGAAGAAGGACGCATCAGTGAAATATCCGATGACATAATAAACAAAGCATTGGATGACAGTTTAGCCTTTACATTCCAACGTAAGTTTGGTGGTAAGGATGCAAGTGACACAAACAAAGCTGTCAAGAAAGTTATTGATTTAGTTCACAACACAGGTATGACTACCATCATTCCTTTCCCAAGATACATGGCATCTCAAGCAAAGTTTATTAATGATTACTTTGTATTAAATACTTTACGTAGAGGGACAGGTCAAACACAAGAAGCTGTAGCGAAGCAGATGTCAGGTGCTATGATGTTTGCTGGTGCTTACATGATACAGAAAGATAATATAACTAATGGTCTACAGTGGTTTGAGGAGAAGTTGACAAACAAAGATGTAACAAACGCTCAAGCTGCTATGGGTCCAGCAGCACCTGTTCACTACGTAGCTAATCAATTAGCAAGGGTGTCTATGGGTATGCCTAATAAGCTACAGGATGACACTGGTTTGTTTATGAAAGATATAACTAAACTTATGGTAGGATCAGAGTTTAGACCAGGCGGTACAATAGTAGACGAGACTGTACGTGTAGCTCAATCAATCATGGATGGAAAGCCAAACTTTCAACCTGCTGCAAAAGTTTTTGGTGATTACTTTAGTACCTACACTTACCCTGCTGCTGTAGTAAAAGATTTCTATGGTCAGTTTGATCCCCGTTCAGCATACATACCTCAAACATTAGATGCTACAGTATCTCTTGCAGATATGGGTGGCCCTAACAGCCCACGTTTATATTTATATGGTAGGTTTGCTAAAAGCCTCCCTGACTTTAATCTAAATGAAATGTCTAAGAATCTTAAAAACGTTACAGGCATTGACTTAGGTGAGTCTGAAATGCAAGGACTTCTAAAGTTTATGGGGTCTTCTACTCGTACACATTTTCAAATGATGGACCCTGATAATAGAGACACAGGGTATGATGCAGTAAGGCATGACATATATGGTGACGGTCCTTTGAGACAGCTAAACCCCTTTCTAAAACAGATCACTGGGTTTACTAGAGAGCCACCAAAGAATGCCTTGAAGTTAGAGATGGCTAGACTAGAGATAGACCCATTTAAAATATATAATCCTTACGCTGAAAAGAATAGTGCATTGGAGTTGTTTACTCAACAGCTACTACAAGGTAAGTTAGCTGAAGATGTAGAGAACTATATAACTACAGACAGTATATATTTAAACTCTGACTTTGATGTACGTAGAAATTTATTAGAGGAAAGAATAAAAACTAAAATAAGAGATACAAGAGCAGATGCTAAAACTATACTATCGGATTTTTCTGCTAAGAGAGAAGAGTACAGATCAGACTTTAACGCATATGTGAGAGGTGAGTATAAAGCACTTGGACCTAATCAAAAAGAAGATGCTGAAAGAGGGTGGTCTATACAGAATAAGAGATATGGATTTCCTGGTCTAACTGTACAAGAATCAGCAGAAAGAATTAATAGTGATCCTGAGTTAGATGCTGATGAAAAGGAAACACGTAAATCAATACTCATGCTGTGGTATATACAAGCAGGTAAGACTTACGGAAAAGCAGAGAGAAAAGCTGCTACTAGATAAGAAGAGGGGCGCATTTAGCGCCCTTACTTTTTTATACCATACATTTTTGATGCACGTTCTGCCCACATCTGTACTGCAATTAAACTCTTTAATGCTTCGTGCGTTTCCGTACTGTGATACAAGTTATCTGAAATAAACTTTTCCAGTGCTTCACTACGTTTCTGCACACCCTCTCTGAAATGATCTTGTCTCCTAGATACAAAGTCTTTCGCTTCTTTTTCTAGGCTCATATATTGTTATACCTCCGTTGGTATCTCTGTACAGTATGCGGAGACTGTAGACTGAGGTGATGGTCTAGTACTCATAAGCTCACTTCTTACATAGGAGGCGCTGCTTTTACACAGTTCCATTGTAGGATATATGTGATTGACTGCTTGCACTTGAAAATAACCAGGTGCAACAGACATTATGAGTACTAGAACATACATTACTCTGAGCTTTCTACAGTTTCTGTGGTGTCTACATTATCTGAGGCATTGTCATATTTCTCAAACAATTCTAGTCCTACAATTAAGGCTATTAAAATTCCAAATACTTGCATGTTGTTTCCTTTCTATTACAAGTTTATAATATCATAGTAATTAAACTATGTCTACCATTTCGCACACATCACCAGTACAAGCCATAGTCTGCATAGCGACTGTGTTATCTTCTTGTTCATACTCACTAAGTTTAGACCAGTCAATACTCTTAGGCATTATAGCTGATAGTTTTTTGTAGTCATCCTTTGTACAATCTTGATAGGGTGCTTGCTGATAAGTATGATCAGAGTGTGGCAGAAAAGACACACCACTCATTTCATCAAAGTGTTTATAAACAAATGCACCTACTTCCATCCATTCATCAGAACGAACTGTCACTGTTACAGAGGGTTTATGCTCACACCAATGTCTTTGATAGGTTAACCATGTCTCCAACTGTTCAATGGCTGACATGTCGTTACGAGTTACAGCTTTATTGGGTGACTTCTGTGGGAAGCTAAATACTGTAGTAGTGTCAGGCTTCATCACACAAGGTGCATTAGGTATGCGCTGATCCTTCATCATCTGTGTTAGTGGATCTTTGTTATCACCACGAACAGTCCTAATATAATGCAGTGCATGTCTAGCGTGTATACCTGACGCTGAGTCAACTAGTTGTGAAACAGTACCGCTAGGTTTTACACAGGTAATTGCTGCTGATTGTGGAATGCCAAGGCGGTCAGACCAATCAGCATTAGTATTAACAGCAGTTTCTCGTAGATGTTCAAGAGTCTTCTCCAATCCTTTGTTTGCTGATGTCATAATAGGGTTATCCATTATCCCTGTGAGTGACACACCCAACAAACGCTCTTCTTCTGTATTCGTTGTCCACACCTTACGCAAGTATGGAAATTTGGTGTACGTTGATTGGATTGTACCCAGGATAGTAGCAAGTCTAACTTTTCTTTCCAAAGAATCCACGTTATCTGTAGCCCTAACCACCACTTCAGTAAGATTGCAGAACTGGTACGGCCTAAGAATAATCTCACTACAAGGATTAGTTCCAAACTCAAAGTTAGGATCACGTCTGCCAAACTTTGCAGCTTGTTTCTTAGATGCCTCACGATTAAATACTCCTCTCTCACCTGACTTGCTTTCTACTAGAGATAGCCATTCACGCATGAATGTTTCTGAGTCAGGTTTCTCTGTATAAGATACACTGTTGTTAGCTAAAGCACGATGTCCTGCATTATCATACCACTGTCCAGACTTAGCGTAGCGCATACGATCATCACTAAGGTTAGACAAACTAATCATAGCACTACGTCTAACACCACCAACAACAACTATCTGACCAATGAAACACATTAGGTCATGGCACTCTAAGCTAGATAGCCTACGTCCTTGAGCATCCTTGAATGTCTTAACTGCAAAGTTGAATAGCTCAATCAAAGGAGCAGGGCCACTAGCTCTACCACCAAATGTTTTTAGTCTTGCACCTGCAGGGCGTACTCTGGTAACATCCCACTTAGGAATTTCACCTGCCCATAAGAGAGCTAACACTTGTCTAAACGCCTTAGCCCACCCCTCCTTGCTGTCCTTTACCACAACGGTAGTATCACTTTGGAACAGTTCAGGTACTTCGGGAAGCTTGCTAATGAATTGTCTCTCAACGCTGAAGCCAACACCAGTACCACAGAGGAGGATGTACATAGCCTCATCAAAGGACTTAGGATCGTCTACGGGTAAGTAACTACAGTTATACCCTGCAGTATTATCTCTCTCAAGTGCTGCTCCTGCTGTCATCATAGCTCTCATGCTAGGCATGATCTCTAAGTTAAGTATAGCAAACATTATTTCATCTTTAGTATCTGCATCTACTTTATTGCCTACAACATTTTCTATATAACGATCTACTGTCTCAGACCAAGACTCTCTGCCTTTGCCATCAATGTATTTAGCGTAACGTGATTTGTGTATAAAACTTTGGTAGTCTGTTGGTAAGTAGTTATTCATATTTTTTTCACCTCTATCTTTTTAATTACTGCACTATCAATATCGTAGACTATATCTTTAAATAGTTCAGCAACGGCCTCTTCATACATATCTTCTACTACTGGAAGTATACTTTCCTCTTCATCTATATCTACTGTCATTTTTATATTAAACTGCATTTCTCTTACTCATTAAATCTGTAAGGTTAGGCTTCTTATAGTTTGGCCCCTTCATTACTTTGCCGTCTTCCCTAAGAAGAGGGTTGCCATTTGAGTCTAGCTTAGACATGTTGCTATCATGTACTCGTGCAAACGCTTCCATGAATACATCATCACCATAAAAACCTAAGCCTCTGTCTAACTCTTGACTGACCTTCTCTTGTTGCTTAAGCACAGCCTTTCTTTCTGTCTCACGAAGTAACATACCTATGTGCTCTGGTGATGTGAGAGATAAGCCTGTAGATACATACATCAAATCACAAAGTTCTTTCAGGTGATTCTCAGTACCTATAGGTTCTTGTGATAGCTCATGCATCTCTTCATCAATAAGCTTTATCCATAACCTTGGATCTAGTGAACCACTGAATGCCCTAATAAAGTCACCTACCTTTTCGTGTGGTTTAGGTGGCATGAAAGCATCAATGTCATCCTGTGTAATCACTTATGTATCTCCTTATAATTATCTATAAGCCATCCAAGATATACTTGAGCTTTCTCTAAGTCTTCTAAGCCTCCTTTATATTCGTGACGCCATACATACTTCATTACATTACCTGACATGTAAGCAGATGTACCACCCATATTTTTAGTCATGGCACGAATGGCATCTATACATTCTATGTCACCTTGATTGTAGTGTATTGGTTTTTTTACTGGGTCAGAACTGTGATCAAAAGTAGTGTCACCTGTTAGTGTAATTGTTGTATCTGTTATCATGCGTTGCCCTTTGTTTTTGTCCATATATCAAGTGTATATACATTACCATCTCTAGTTACAACAGGTTTCTCTTCCTCTTCTAACTTCATTAGATAATTTCTATGCTCTTCAACTATATCATGTATCTCAGGATTGTCAGCAGCTACATCTAAGAATGCCGACATCAAAGTAGCTATGCCTACAACCCTAGTCATAATATCTTCAGGTATCTCATTATCAGGTGAGATTACTAGACCTACATTTATATCACCCTGCCATTCAGAAGGTACTTCATAATTAAAAGGGCTTATTACTATAGCTATCTCATCATCTCTTAAGTCATGGCCCATTAGTCTTTCCTTTTTGTTTTTAATTCTATCTTTTTAACTTTAATCTCTTTACCTTTTTCTTTCAGCCACTCTTCGGGTATAACACGATTAGCCCACTGAAACTTATGCTGCTCACACCAATTAAAGTACCTAGACTTTGCACCCTTATACAACTTAGCTTTTGCATTACTAAACACAAAACGTATGTCTAACTCAGGGTGCTGTCTCTGTATCTCACGATGCTTACGTCTATCGTCACTATCAAAGATACCTTTAGTCTCAATGATAATACCGTTGTCTAACACAAAGTCTGGTGTGTAGGTGCGATAACGTAAATCTTCCCACTCTACTTTAAGTACTTCGTACCTGACTTTCTTCTGTGTCTTACGTAAGTACGCAGCAACTTCTTTCTCCAATCCACTGCGATACCTACCTTTAATGTGCTTCCGCATACTCAGGACTCAACAGTATGTAGTCTACCATTGGTGGTGTCTTTTTACCCTTGTAAGCCTTTGATGGTAGTTCTTTTAAGTTAGGCCAACACTTATGTTTGTATGAGCAGAAGCCGCACTCTGTACCTAATACCATGTTACCCGTAGGTTTACGGAAGTAAGTCTCAGGTATTGCTTCAAAGCAACGCTCAAAAGGTTTATCCTCATTGATGTACTCTACTGTCTCTTCAATCTCTTGCATAACTGTAGACTCATCTACGGAGCTTGCGTCCACATATTTGAACTCGCCATTAGCCTTGTTGACTACCCACCAACCACCAACGTCTAACTCAGCAGCCTTAGCGTACCCAACAAGTTGAGATACATATCCGAAGCTATCGCTCTTAGCTAGACTTTCAAGGCTAGAGAACTTGTTTACGTATGACCAAGGTGA